ACATATTAGACAAGGATGAGTTAAAAGAAGCTAAAGCAGCAATGGGAGAAGATCGCTACGAGCAAGAGTTTGAATGTAGTTTTGAGGCTGCTATTCAAGGCGCATATTATGCAATGGAAATGAAAACAGCTACCCAGGATAAACGTATTACAAAAGTGCCATATGATCCTAGTGTTGGGGTAACAGTCTCTTGGGATTTAGGAATAGGTGATAGTACGTCATTATGGTTTGCTCAATTTGTAGGGCAAGAAATAAGAATAATAGACTTTTATGAAATGTCAGGTGTTGGTTTAGACCACTACGCAAAGGTGCTAGATGAAAAGGGTTATCACTACAAAGAGCATATATTACCGCATGATGTGAAAGTTAAAGAACTTGGTACAGGTAAAAGTAGATTAGAAACATTAGATGCTTTAGGTGTTAATAATATATCTATAGCGCCTAAACTATCTATAGATGATGGAATACAGTCAGCACGTTCTATGCTTAATCGCTGTTGGTTTGATGAAGAAAAGTGTGGGCGTGGTGTAGAAGCATTACGGCAATATCGCAGAGAGTTTGACGAAAAAAACAAATCATGGCGTGGTAGACCATTGCATGATTGGACATCACACGCAGCCGATAGCTTTAGATATATGTCTATTGGACGTAAGGAAGTGCAAGAATGGGGTGAGCCTATAAAAAGAAATTTGCGTGGAATTGCTTAGTGTGATAAGGTGCATCAAAACTTGCGGAGAACCTTATGTTACCTTTTGTACAACCTACTGACGCTTATGGACAAATTAGCGATAACTTCCTACCAGAAACAGACTATGTTGATGCCAGAGTATTAGCAGCAGATACAGCAGAAAGTATTGCAGTACCTGCTGGTGCAAAGTTTTGTACTCTGACAGCAGATGGAGAGTTTTACTTTAACACTAGAGCAGCAGCCGCTAAACCAGCAGCAGATATAAGTAATGGTTCTGCATCTCGTGTTGGTGATCCAAATGGAACTAATATCATCGTTACACCAGCAGATAACATTAGTGTTATTGCAACAGGCGTTAGAATTGTAACTGCTACGTTCTGGGGTGGATAATGGCAAAGCGTGGACTTTATTCCAACATAGCAGATAAAAGAGCGCGTATTAAAGCTGGTAGTGGCGAGAAAATGCGTAAGAAGGGTGCTAAAGGTGCGCCTACTGATAAAGCTTTTAAACAGGCTGAAAAGACAGCTAAGAAACCAACAAAGAAAAAGGGGAAAAAATAATGCCAGGATATGGACAGAAAGGCGGTATGAAAAAAGGTGGCAAGAAAAAAGGCGGTAAGAAAAAGTAATGGGCTTGCTTGATGATTTGTCTATGGGTCTTGGTTTAAAAGACCGTGACCAAGATTACTATAATAGAACAGCAGAAACATTAGGTGGTGCGCGAGGAGAGCAATACAGGCAGTCCAGTGGTTTTGGTAAGCTAGGGCGTCAAGGATTGCTTTCTGGCTCTAGTATGGGCAAATACCGTGATATGAACGATATGTTTGACGGTGGTGGCCCTATGGCAAGTGGCGGTCAATATGAAGGTGGTGGATTACTAAGCTTTCTGGGTAATTTAGCAAATGCTCTTACAGGCCGTGATATGGGTGACAAGGTTGGTTATGGCGCACCTATGGAAACAACAATGAAGCCAAAAGCTAGGGTAATGCCAAACCCAGAAACAGTTAATGGTTACTATCCAGATATGGCTATGATGGATGGGCAAGGATTAAATCAACCTCCTGAAATTCCATATGTTGTTGGTGGTGGATTTAATGATATAGCAAGTAATGCTTATCCTAAAGCTGTAGCTCCCTCAATGAGTAACACAGCAAAAACTACAACAGGACAAGATTTTTTATATGAGATTGCAACAGATACTGTTGTTAAAAGACTATCACCAGAAGGTTTTGGGATGATGCCACCTGAAGAAAGACGAGCATTAATTGATCAAGAATATACTAAAATAGTTTCTGAAATTGAATTGTAATAATGCCAAAAGAAAAAGACCCTAGATTAAAACGTGCTGGTGTAGAGGGCTTCAATAAACCAAGACGTACTCCCAAGCACAAAACCAAATCACACGTTGTTGTGGCAAAAGAAGGTGACAAGGTGAAAACAATACGATTTGGTCAACAGGGTGTATCAGGTGACAAAGGTGATACAGCAAGATCAAGAAGCTTTAAAAAAAGACACGCCAGTAATATAGCTAAAGGCAAAATGTCAGCAGCATATTGGGCTAACAGGGTTAAGTGGTAGTGGCTGAAAGTATTTTTGATTTCTTTACAAGGGAAGCTGGGCAGAAAAGGCGCAGAGCATTAGATGATGCAGTCGGTGGTTTATTAGAGTATTTAACACCACCAAACCTACGTCCAGCAGCAGAATTTGCAGCACAAGTAAATCCAATACAAGGTATGTCAGATAGCATGGCGGCAAGTGGCGTTGTGTTTGACCCAGAGCAAACAGCAGAGGCTAGGAAACGTGCTGCGTTAGATATGGGCATGGAGATGGCATTTGCTCTTACCCCTGCTGCATTGGCTGCTAGAGGCTATCTCACACCTGTTCAGGGCGTTATGGAAGGGCTGTTAGGTGGCTCACCAGCGCAAAAAGCAATTACAGACGATATAGTAGAAAGATTTACGCAACCTGGTGAAGTTCCTGTTATGGGCAGTGGTCTGGGTGGCGCATATGAAATGATTGGTTCTGACTTGCGAAAAAATATGGGTAACGAGCCATCATCTAGAGAAATTACAGGTCAAAATTTTGAAGGTAAAGGCGCAAATTTTTCTAATATGAAAGGGCAACGATCTAGTATTATAGATGACCATTATAGTAGAGGTTTATTGTCAACAGAAATGACACCGCCAGTGCCAATAACTTACAATGATTTAGCTGGTAAAACTATTATGGGATTAGTGGGTGATCCGACAGCTAGAAAAACAGTTACGCAAATAGGGGATTTACGTTTGGAAAATCCAGTAGACGTTCAAGCTGGTGCGGAATTTATGGATATTTACGGTTATGCATCTGCAAGGTCTGCAATGTCAGCGCAATTGCAAGAAGCTGCAAGCAGTGACGATGCGTTTTTTACTTTTCTAAATATGGCTGAAAAGTCAGGTGATTTTGCAAAGCATACAGGTGAAGCTGTTGGTGAAGCTTTTAGGGCTGCTATGACAAGTAATAGTAACCCAATACTCCGTGACAAAATACCAATGATAAACGAAAAGATTAGAAAAATTGGCGTACCTAAAAGTGAAAAAGTTGTAGATAGTAACGGTAACGAAATATTATTACCAAGTGGTAATCCAAAAACAAAAAACTATACGGTCTATCCGTTTGAAAATTTTAAATCTGTAGAAGACCCAAATTACATGGCAGAATATATTGCAAGTATTCCAACAGGATCAGAACGTGCAGCATTTATAAAAGGCTTAGATAAGGATGCATTACAAAAAGCTGGTGTGCCAAACATCGGTCAAATTAGAGTTGCGTTGGCTAATCCAGATTTAATTGGTAGAGACTTTTTAAGTGCAGGGTATCGTGGATTTTTCCCAGATTATGATAAAGGATTAATGGATACGACAGATGATATTCATAGAACTTATGACACATATGTAGAAAAAGTTGGGCCTTCATATACTTTAGATCAAGGCGGTGGCGGTGTGCCAGCTAATTTATTGTTTGTAGATAAAGCAGAAAAACAACGTGCAAAAGGCACTGGCGGTTTATTAGTTCCTACCTCACCTGATTATAAACAATACGAGATGTCACCAGAAGCATCTAAACAAATTATGGATGATCGTGCAGTAGAAATAGCTGATACATTTGTAGAAATAGAAAAAAGATTTGGTCGTGGTGCAGCATTGAGATATGGACATGAACTTCTTTCAGGTGGCAGAATTAGTGGAAGTATGATAGATAGTGCTAGAAAAGCTAACGCACCAGGAATTTACTAGGAGCTACTAATGGCAATAACAACTTACGCAGAGCTTAAAACAGCCGTAGCTAATTGGCTTAACCGCGATGATTTAACTGCTGTTATTCCTGATTTTATTTCACTAGCAGAAACAGATATAAACCGTAAATTAAGACATTACAAAATGATTGAACGTATGGATGCAACATTAGATAGTCGCTATGTGCAAGTTCCTAACGGTTGGTTAGAGACAATGCGGTTTAATATTACTAATTCTTCTACGGTAAAATTAGACTATATTGGACCTGAAGATATGCTGCAAAAACGTGAACAGAATAGTGATGCAGTAGGTGTTCCACAGTTTTATTCTCAGATTGGTGATGCAATAGAAGTATTTCCTACACCGTCAGGTGAGTTTCCAATGCAGCTTGCTTTTTTTGAAAGAATACCATCACTGAGTGATACCACGACATTTAACTGGTTATTACAAGATGAACCAGATTTGTATTTATATGGCACGTTGATGCAATCAGCACCATATTTATTAGATGATGCACGAACACAGACTTGGGGCGCGTTATATACAAACGCTTTAAATTCTTTGCAAGTTGCATCAGATGACACACGTTATGGTGGTTCTGGTCGCAGAATTATCATATCTAGTTATTAATATAAAAATGGTGTATAATGCACAAAGATTGATTTAAGGGAAAGCCATATGTCTTTTACAAATACTTTTGAAACCCATGTTTTAAATTATGTTTTTACTGCCACCAGTGTAACACGCCCTACAGCTTGGTATGTTGGTTTATTTACTGCTGATCCAACAGATAGCGGTTCTACAGCAAATGAAATATCAGGTAACGGTTACGCAAGAACAGCGGTAGCTTTTAGCGTATCTAATGATTTAGCAACTAACTCAGGGGCGGTAGAGTTTCCAGCAGCATCAGGCGGCAATTGGGGAACAATAACACACATGGCGGTAATGACTGCTTCCAGTGGTGGTACAATGATTGTTCATAGTGCTTTAACAGTTGCAAAAGCAATTAATGACGGTGATGTTTTCCGCATACCAACAGGTGACTTAGACATTACGTTAGCCTAATGACTGTTTACCGCGCTAATTACGGTGATGCTTTATATGGTCAGGATACTTACGGTTTATCTGGCTCTGTAATTGACGCAGCAGCAAGTATTACACCAATTTGCTCTGCAACAGCAACAGCGGTTAAAGTATTTCAAGGTGCATCTACGGCAACTACAGCGTGTTCTGTCACAGCTTCTTTGCAACAGGTTAAGTCAGGCGCTTCTACTGTAGCTTGTACGTCAAGTGTAACTGCAAATTCTGATACAATTATTGGTGGTGCTTCTGCCACAACGTGTACATCTGCCACAACTTCATCAGCAATTAAGGTAAGAACGGCTGCTGCTAATATTGTCTGTCAGGGCGTTGTTGTAACGGTTGCGGTAGAATATCCAGAAGTACCAGGTTTTAGACCAGGTTACGGTAAAAACACATATGGCTCATATATTTATGGTATTAACCACAGTGTAGAAGAGGGCGCTGCTGCAATTAACCTTGCTTGTAACGTCACAAGTGCTGGTATTCGCATTGCAGATGCAGCGTCAAATATCACCTTAACATCTACTATGACAGCTAACGGTGTCATAGATGTTGTGGGTCAGGCAAATATTGCACTATCATCTAGCGTAAATATAGAGTATAATCGCGTCAGATTAATGGCTGCTAGTTTAAACGTAGCTGCAACAGTAACGATTAAATCAAGGTATAAATGGTTAGATGCGCCAAATCCAACTACAACATGGACGGATGTATCAAACCCAAGTACAACTTGGACAGAAGCAGATTATTTAGAAAGGGCCGCATAAATGCCAGCATCAACAACTAATTATTCATGGAACTTACCTACCGTTGGCGGTGATGAAGATGCCTGGGGTGGTTTTTTAAATACAAATTGGACGAATTTGGACACGCTTTTAGGGGGTGTAACAAATACTGAGTTTGAAATTTTAGATGGCGCGACAGTGTCTACTGCTGAATTTAATTATTTAGTTGGCACAACTAGCGCAATACAAACTCAATTAAACGCTAAAGCATCAACTGGTAAGGCGATTGCTATGGCAATGGTGTTTGGATAATATAGGAGTTTTTCATGGCAAATCCAAATGTAGTCGCAGTAAGCAGTATTTATGCTAATACAGTTTTAGATGCTGATGTTGCTGCAAGTGCGGTCAGCTTATTAACGGCTGCATCAAATAAGTTATTAAAGATTAACTCATTGGTTATAGCCAACATAGATGGCACTAACTCTGCTGATATATCTGTGTGGATTACACGATCTAGCGTTGATTATTACATAGCTAAAACAATTACAGTATCGGCTGATAGCACCTTGCTACCCATAGATAAGAACATGGGGCTGTACTTAGTTGAGGGTGACATACTGAAGATACAAGCAAGTGCAGCAGGGGATTTGTCTGCTGTTTGTTCATATGAAGAGATTGATGACGCTTAATAGAAAGTAGCTTAATGAAAGCTTTCGGTAATATTGCGAAGGATGGTCAAGTCAGGGCAGTCGCTTCTGGTGCTTTAACTGATGGTAAACCTGTCTGTGTAAATACAGATGGAACTGTTAGTGAAATTACTCAAACGGCTGCAAGTTTAGGAACAGAAGGTGCTTTTAATGCATTAAATTCAACTCATATTACTACTGTTTTTGATAGCTCTAACAATAAACATATAATTGTTTATCGTACTAGCTCTAATCTGAGATATGTAGTTGCAACGGTAGCATCAGATGGTGCTGTTACTTTTGGTACTGATGCTGTTGTTTTTTCTGGAAATCACGACTCTATCGCCTCTGTTTTTGATAGCACAAACAATAGAGTTGTTACTATCTTTAGGAATGGTAATGACAGCAGTCATGGTTACGCAATGGTTGGTTCTCTATCAGGAACTACCGTAACTTGGGGCAGTGCTACAGAATTTAATAACAACAATAGTGGTCAACTAGGTATTTCTTTTGACAGTACAGTAGGAAAAGTTGTTATCTCTTATAGAAATTATGGCAATAGTAGTTACGGAACTGCAATAGTTGGAACTGTAAGTGGTACAAGTATAAGTTTCGGAACTCCTGTTGTTTTTAACAGTGGAACTACAGGTAATTCACGATCTGTTCACGATAGCACTAACAATAAAACAGTTCTTTTTTGGGCAGATGGAGAGGATGGATCAGCTAAAGGTGACGCTGTTGTTGGTACTATAAGTGGAACAGATATTAGTTTTGGATCTACGACTAGATTTGAAGCGGGTGCTTTAAGCCACTCTGGTATAGCATTTGATAGTGATACTGGTAAAGTAGTTATTGCTTATAGGCAAAACCACGAAACTGATGGTGCTACTACTTTTAAACGAGGAACGGCTATTGTAGGCACTGTTTCTGGTACAAGTATTAGTTTTGGTACTGCTGTTGAATTTGACAGTACAGGAGATTATGGCGAAAGCTCGCATGGTAATGTGATATATGATACTAATGCTAAGAAAGTTATTGTTGTATATCCACGCACAGTAAGTGGTAGTTATTCAAATCGTGGTTATGCGTTTCCTTTAACAGTTAGTGGTACAACTGTTGTTGCAGATACACCAACCGAATTTACCGCAGGTGCAGCTACAGGTTATACTGCTATATCGTTTGACAGTAATGTAAATAAAAGTCTTATAGTTTTTAAAGATAATGGTAACAGTGAGTATGGAACAGCGGTTTCTTTTACCCCACTTTCGGGCAACATCACCTCAGAGAACTTTATAGGTTTTTCAGATGGTGCATTTGCAACTACTCAAAGTGCATCAATAAACACAGCTAACACAATAGACAGAAACCAAAGTAGCCTCACAGCAGGGCAAACATATTTTGTGCAAACGGATGGCACACTAGGATTAACAGCAGCAGACCCCTCAGTAACAGCAGGGACTGCTATATCAGCTACGGAACTAATAGTGAAAGGTTAGACAATGAAAACTATCGTAGAAACATCAACTAAGTTAAGCAAGTATCTCCTTGCAGATGACGTGGCAATCACAGCGACATCAGATAATATCACAGTAGGAGATCCTGCTCAGTTTATTATTGCTGATCTCAACAGTGGCAACACGACTATTACTGAGAACGTGACCAACGCCCCAAGCGATTGGGTGGGCAACAAGTATAAGTTAGATGGCACAACCTGGTCAGCTAATCCTGATTATGTAGAGCCTGAAGAAGAAGAGTAGGACTCAACATGCGTATCATTGGTAACGATCCAAGCGTACCAAGACAGGAACACGCTGTAGCTAGTGGTACGCTAACGAATGGTACTCCTGTTGTTGTGAATGCAGATGGGACTGTAAGTGTTATTAGTGGGTCTGACACTACTTCTGGAACGGCTGTTCAGTTTGAATCTGGAAACATAAGCAAGCCAAGATCTGCTTATGATACTACTAATAATAGAGTAGTTATAGCTTATGCAGATTTAGGTAATAGTTATTATGGAACGGCTGTAGTCGGAACAATTTCTGGCACAAGTATTTCTTTTGGAACTCCTGTTGTATTTAATAGTGCTCAAAGTAACGGCAGTATGAGTATCGTTTTTGATGATAATGCAGGTAAAGTTGTAATTTCATGTCAAGACGGTGGAACTAATCAAGGAGAGTCTGTTGTTGGTACAGTATCAGGAACTTCTATTAGTTTTGGGTCTACTGCTACTTTTATAGGTAATGATTTTAATAATTTAGTCGCATCTTACGACAGTAATTTAAATAAAATTTTACTTGTTTACAGAGATCAAAATACTTCAAATCGTGGGGCTGCTGTAGTCGGAACTGTGTCTGGTACAAGTATAAGTTTTGGAAGTCAGGCTCTTTTTACGGCAGATACCCCTGCAAGACCTAACGTGTGTTTTGACAGTAATGCTAACAAGTTTTTAATTGTTTATGATGACAGTGGAGATAGTAATAAAGGAAAATCTGTTGTTGCTACAATTTCAGGCACGAGTGTTAGCTTTGGTAGTGAAGTTACTTTCCATGATGCAGGGACAGATTATATAGGAACATCTTTTGACAGTGATGAAAACAAAATATTAGTTGTTTATGAGGATACAGCAGATAGCAATAAAGGTAAGGCGGTTGTCGGAACAATCTCAGGGACGAGTGTTAGCTATGGTTCTGAAGTAGAAATTGGAAACTCTTCTGCTACTCTGGCTGAGATTGGAGCAGTGTATGATACAAATTTAGATG